ATAGTCAATAACATAGTAATCATGTTTAGAAGTAACACCAACAACCATAATAACACTATAGTCAGACTTCTCACCAAGTGTAGAAGCAGGGTCAACACCCATAAACAGATTGACATACTCTTTAGAGTTATCACTAAACTCAATGTACCACGATCCATAATCTCCATCATATTTGCATACCCCATCATACATACCTTTGTTTATGTCATCTTCTTCAAATAGTTGATCTTCAGGACTTCTAGCCTGGTTCATATACTCTTGATAGAACTTACTTGGTGTGCCTGAATCTATGTAGAACTGTTTTCTTTGTTCAAGTTTCTGCATACTCCATCTTGATTCCCATATAGGCTTACCATCTTCTATTGCTTTATATGTGACAACCTTCCAAGCAAAGTCAGTATTGTTTCTTTGAGCCTCTCTATCGTTGGTGACAATGTTGTTGAGAAAAGAATCCCAATGTACAATAGTGCCATTGCACCAAAGAAAACCATTTTTGTCAAAATCAATAGCAGGGTATACAGCAGCAGTAACCCAATTCTTAATACTAAGTCTAGCATCGGCAGTTTTTGTATTACCTTCTGATTCAAAATCATCTAATATCATTCCTGTGTATCTTGTTGATAGTTCTTTCTTACCTCTAAGTCTTTGACTTGTACCTTTAGCAATCATACGACATCCATTAGTAAGATTAAAATCTGACTTTGTCCATTTAGATCCCTGTAGATCACCAAAGTAATAATGGATAGCAGGATTCATTTCAATATGATTCTGTACCCATCGTAAATTATCTATAGCCTGGTCTTGTGCCTCACCAATCCAACATATAAACTCAGGACTATCCTTGGTAGCAAATAAAAATTTATGCAATATAGCAGTACATGCTAGTGTAGACTTGGCATGGTCACGTGGCAAGACTAATGCTAACTGTTGATTATCTTTATCTAGCATATTTCTACCTACTTCATAGTGAAACTTAGGTGATTCTGATGCTAAAAAGTCTTGTGGTGAAAATAATTTACCAAATGTGATCAAATCCTTGTAAGCCATCTGCAATACTTCTTCTTTTTGAGAAAGATTGCCATTTAAATTAAGATTAGCCACTAAGTTTTGCCTCTAATAAACTCTGTTGTAAAAATATCTACTAATTCACCTTCATCTGTAAACTCACTCATACAATCAGGACACAACCAACCTTCAATATTGTTATCTGAGTCCATAATTGCACATCTACGTGTAGTTGTTTCGTCAAAATACAGCTCTGAACCACAAACAGGGCAAGGATCTTGCACATTTGTAGGAGCTTTTTTCTCGACTATTTCTTTAAGAGTCTTTTTTTGCAGTAAGAATGGGTTTTTGTTTTCCATTACTGATAACTTTCATTTGTTCATCTGTAAAACCTGCAAATACGGTGAGCTGTTCACTCTTTTTCTCCGTTTCATACAAACCTGCAATCTTTGCTAAGTTCTCTACAGCACGTAATTTGTCATTATCACGTTCAGCTAAGTCAGCAATTTGTTTAAAAACCTGGATCATGTAATGTTTTGAGACCCCTTCACTTTCCATTATGTCTTGAATTTCTTTCGAAACCATTTTTCTAACCCTTTCACTACGTAAGAGTTCACTAGAACGTTTTCTTGCATAGTCTTTGTTGTTTGTTTTGTAAGCCTTGAGGTAAGAGCTTACAGCATCCTGTGTGTTTACTACATACTGAGCAAATAAAAACTCGTTATTCGTAAGTTTCTCACGATTCCTAAAGTTTTCTGCTACTTTGTATTTTGAAAAAGAGTAAATATTATCAGGTATCTCACTACCCATACGTATATCTCGGTTAACATTGAACGTACCTGTAATGCATCTTACGATTTCTGTATTGTTATACTTAGCTCTCTTCAATATCTGAACGACATGATTGTCGTCAGTTAGTACCCAATTGCCCTCCTGCCCAATTCTCCAACTCACTAGTGTTGATTCAGGGTACTTTGATTCCCATTCCTCAATTGTGTAAATAAAATGTTTTTTACCTTTTATCTCTTTGTAATCCATAACTCAATATAAATGAAATAATATAATGAAAACAATACTTTTTAAAAAACATAGCTATTGACATTGTGGTGACAACTGTTGTATTTTGTACTATTATAGTACTAATACTAGTACTAATAGTACTATAGTACTACTAGGACTAATAAACTACGTAAGTAGTTTTATTAGTTTATAATCAGTCCTTAATTTCAAAAAAATTTTTAAAAAATTATATTAGAATGAGTGAGGGTCTTTTTTTTACACAACACCCCCCCCTCAAGTGCTTGGTTGGTAGGCAAATTTGGTTGCAATTATAATTTGAAACAAAATCATTACAATTCTTAATAAAGGAACAGCGAACCAACAAAACCCACTATTATAATTATAATACTTGATATGATTGATATAATTGTTATACATTCCATGAGTTAATTAAAAACAAATAACACGAGGTAACAAATGAAACAAAGAATAAATAGTTTTGACTTTGTAAATGCTTTTAAAAAGTCGGACACATACAAAAATAGTTTTTCTAATCTTGGTTTGTATTACTTATACAAGCACCTTGAGAACTACGAAGAGGAGACAGGTGAAGAGCTAGAGCTAGACATCGTTGCTATTGCCTGTGAATTTACAGAATATGATGATATTAATGATGCAGTTAATGACTATCAAATCGGCTTTGAAGAGTTACAATATTCAACAGACATAATAAACATATATGATGCCAATCAAAAAGTAATCGGTGTCATATTAAGAAACTTTTAAAAGGCTTGTTTTAGCATATACACAAACCAAACACAAGGAGAAAACAAAATGTTTTATATATCAATAATTATAGCACTTTTCTTATTACTAACTATCTACCAAATAGTAGATTTATTGGAGGATTAAAAATGATGATAAATAACCCGAAAGGCATAGAATTATTTAGGCTTTTGACACTTAGAAAAGGACTAGAGCTAGAAATAAAAGGACTAAAAAAACGTGGTCAAAGTTGTTATCAAATAATTAAAAATGAATTTCAATTAACAGGCAACAAGCAAAAAGTACTTAGTAAATTTAACGACCTTATTTATAATCAAATTGGGGGCAATAAATTTATTAATAAAACTACAAAAGAAATAAACCAACTACAGGAGAAAACAAAATGAATGTAAAAGAAACAATAAAATCAATTGAATCATTAAATAATAGAATTAAAGTGGCTAGTAAAAATGCTATTGATTTAATTAAAGAATTACCTGATGATGATGGATTCTCACTTGATAAAACAATAGGAATTAAGAAATATCTTAACTTGTCAAAAGAAGCTATAAACAATGCTGAATCCGACACAAGAGAAGCAGAGGGTTTAATAGGTACGGCTTTAATGGAAATTAGAGAGGCAGAAGACAATATCAAAAAGGCTTTAAAACTATTAAACTAAATCATCTGATGAGTAGTTGAGACACTACGAAACAATCGATTAATTAAATACGAGATATTTGAATTGATTGTCATGATATTAAATAACACAAAACGAGGTAAAACAAAATGCAAAATAAACCTATAAAAGTTAAAGTAAAAGAAACAATGACAGAAATCAAAGAACCTAAAAAACGAGGCATTATAGCCGGATATGATCCGAATAGAATATCACTCTATATTTTATTATTGAATACAGGCAGACTTGAAGAGTTAAACGAGGTATTATATAAAGATATGGAGAAATACAAAAATGATTAAATATTCCGTAATGTCAGGTAAACTAAAAGGAATACCGGCACTAAACACTTCACCAATCAATAATAAATTTTGCCAAGCAATGGCAAAGGATAAGCAAAGCATATGCAATAGTTGTTATAGTATTAATATGCTTAAAACGTTCAGGAAATCAGCAGATAAACCATTCAGAAAATACGGAAAATATCTCAGCTACAAAATCCACCCCCTGGAGTATCTACCAAAACCCCCAAATGCATTGTATATAAGATTCTCAGCACATGGAGAACTTATTAATTCCAATCACTTAATCAATTTATTAAATATATGCAAATTAGCACCTAATACAACATTTACACTATGGACTAAAAGAAAGTCTTTAGTTAATAAAGTATTAAAAGATCATACAAAACCAAGTAATATGATTTTAATATTTTCTGTAATAGAGCTAGATAAAACAATTGAACCCCCCAAACATTTTGATAAGGTCTTTATAGTACAAACTAAAAAAGATGATAAAACTAATTGTTTTGGAGGTTGTATTGATTGTTTGAAATGCTACGATTTAAAAGATAAAACAAAATACATTTATGAACAAATCAAATAAAAAAGGAGACAATAAAATGCAAGATCAAGATCTATTAATTTGTGAATTACAACACAAGGAAACCGAGCTCAGGGCAGAGGTTAAGGCACTAGTAAAGGTAAAGGACAAGCTATTTGAAATACTTAGCTTAGCTAAAGATCCTACACATAACCCTCAACATATTTCTGAAGAAATAAGTCTAATAGAGGAAAACGAAATACAAAAGCACCTAAAGTCAAAAAGTAAAAAAGCAGTAGTAGAGCTTCAGCTAGAGTATGAGTTTGATGGTAGATTTAGCACAGAAGAAATAATAGACAAGCTAAACAACGAAGCTAATCAGGAAGAAAACTTGCCTAGTAATTTTAAACAGGGAAGTTTTAAAGTGATTGATGTACAACGA